ATTTAGACATCAACGGAGGAAATTTCTGAAATGGCTAGTATAATTAGAATCAAACGATCATCGGGTACAGCCAAACCCGCTAGTTTGAATTGGGGTGAAATGGCCTATGTCACTGGTGTTGGGCAATATGGTGGCACAAATCAATATAAGGATAGGATATTCTTAGGAGACGATGGTACGAATGTTCATCCTGTTGGAGGTCATTACTATACTTCAATGATGGAGCATACACCTGGTGCGTTAGCAGGTGTAACTAATTCACGAAATAGTGATGGTGGAATTGTCGCAGTTCTTGATAGTAGTAGAAAAATAGATATTTGGAATGTAGATAATTTAACTTTAAATGGAAATACATTATCTTCAACTGATACAGATGGGGATATAATCTTTAATCCAGATGGATCTGGAGAAGTGATGGTTCCCGATGACACCAAACTTGGATTTGGTGGAGGTGCAAATGGTACAGCATCTGCTGATGCAACTATAGAATATGATGAGAATGGAACAGATGAATTAAGATTTGCTGGAGCAGATGTAAGATTTACTAGTACCAAAGTAAACATTGATGGAGATTTAGTAGTTGCAGGTGGAAACGCTAAACTTGGTAATATTAGAATACAAGATAATATAATTGCATCTCTTTCTGGTCAGGGAAATAAGATATTCATCGATCCATTTCCAGATGGTTTAAGTAATGAAGGTGATGTTATCATCAAAGGTAACTTACAAGTTGATGGTACTACAACCACAGTTAACTCAACATCAACAACAGTTAATGATGCGATTATGGTGGTTGGTGATACAACCAGCACGAGAACTGTAATGGCAGATATAAGTTCTGGAGCATCTACAGTTGTACTAGATTCAGTGATAGGTATTAATGTCAATGATATTTTAGTACATTCTGCTTTTTCTCTAAGTGGAATTACAACGGTTTCTAATGTTAATACTGGAACAAAGACATTAACATTCCAAGGAACAACTATTGCGGGAATCACTTCAACTACTCAAATATCAGTGACTCACGCTACTGATACTAACACTGACCGTGGACTTGGATTTAAGTATAATGTTGGTGTTGGAACTGCAAATGTCAAAGATGGTTTCTTTGGATTTGATGATAGTTCAATCGCATCAAGCACTGAAGGCACTGGAAATCACGGAACACACGGAGATAATAGTCGTAGATGGACATATGTTCCTGATGCAACTATATCAAACAGTGTGGTTGCTGGAACAAAAGGTTTCCTCGATATTAAAGGTATCTACTATCAGTCTGGTGACTTTAACTCAGGTGGTGTTGTTTGGTTTGACAGTGAAGGACTACAGCAGTCTACCAATAGTCCACAAGCACCTGTACCTACATCAAAACAGGTATTGACAGCAATAACTAAAAATACACTTTCTAATCTATCCGCTAATATTACTGCAGCTGCAGGTGATATAATTAAACAAGATACCACAGGAGCATTTGGTATTGTTGAGACTGGTGTTTCTGGTTCTACATCTGTAAATTTAATAGGTGTTGAGGGAACATTTAATACCACTGCTAATTTGCGTAAGGAAGGTAACAGTGGTGCGATACAAAACTTGGCATCTGTACCTAATACTGTTACAGTGGTATATACAAACAAACCACATTGGACTTCAACCCTAGACGGGGGAACTTTTTAAAAAATGCAACAAAACAATGAAGTGGACGTAAATGTACTCGTCAACTTATATAATTCTAAATTAGCATCAGCATTAAATCAAAACGTATTATTAGAGGCAAAATTACAAACTCTAAAAAACGATTTTGAAAGAGAAAGAAACGAACTTCTAGAGCAAATAGCAAATCTCAAAGGTGAATAATGGCTAAACCATCAACTAGACAAGGATTAATCGAATACTGTTTCCGTAAACTGGGTGCACCAGTATTGGAAATAAATGTCGATGACGATCAAGTTGACGATTTAGTTGACGATACAATTCAATACTATAATGAGCGTCATTATAATGGTATTGAGAGAATGTATCTTAAATATAAAATTACTCAGGATGATGTTGATAGGGGATCTGCAGGAGGAACTGATGGTGTAGGAATTGTGACTTCAACTGGTACTTCAGACGTAAGTGGTTACGGAACAGTTACAAGTAATTTTTATGAAAGTTCTAACTTTATAGCAGTTCCAGATCATGTGATAGGAGTTAATAAAATATTTAAATTTGATTCTAGTTCCATTTCTGGTGGAATGTTTAGTATTAAATATCAGTTATTCTTAAACGACTTATATTTCTTCAATTCAGTCAATCTGTTACAGTATGCAATGACAAAGACATATCTTGAAGATATCGATCATTTACTTACAACAGAGAAACAAATAAGATTTAATCAGAGACAAGATAGATTATATTTGGATATAGATTGGGGAGCACAACAGGTTGGTGATTTTATTGTAATCGATTGTTTCCGTGCTCTTGACCCCGATACATTCACACAAGTATATAATGACCCGTTTGTAAAATTATATTTAACTGCATTAATAAAAAGACAGTGGGGACAAAATTTAATTAAGTTTAGAGGAACTAAATTACCAGGTGGTATCGAATTAAATGGTAGAGAGATATATGATGATGCGATCAGAGATTTAGATTCAATCAAACAAAGAATGCAGGAGTACGAAACTCCTCCTCTCGACTTTATTGGGTGATGTATAATGGCAAGAAATTCCTACTTTTTACACGGATCCCAATCTGAACAGAGATTAGTTCAGGATCTCATAAATGAGCAACTAAAAATATATGGTTTAGATGTTACATATATTCCACGTAAATTTGTTAATCAAAAATCTATTTTAGAAGAGGTTCAATCATCTAAGTTTGATGATAATTTTGTCATAGAAGCGTATGTAAATTCATATGATGGATATTCTGGTGCTGGTGATGTACTAACAAAATTTGGAATGAGTCTTAGAGATGAGGTAGAATTAACAATATCGAAAGAGAGATTTGAAGATTTCATATCACCTTTTATGAGTGCATCTGATGATATAAATTTAGCATCAAGACCAAGAGAGGGTGATTTAGTATTTTTTCCACTTGGTCAAAGATTGTTTGAGGTAAAATTTGTAGAGCATGAGGAACCTTTCTATCAACTAGGAAAAAACTATGTCTATAAACTTAAGTGTGAATTATTCGAGTATGAAGATGAGGTTATTGATACTTCGATTGACGCTATCGATACTCAAGTTCAGGAAGATGGATATATCGCCACACTTAAATTGGTAGGAGTAGGACAAACTGCAACAGCAACAGCAATACGTAATACTGGTTATATTCGTGAAATATTCTTAAACAATGATGGTTCTGGTTTTACAGGAGATCCAATAGTATCAATTACTGCTTCACCTGATGGTAATCCATTGGCAAACGCTGCAGCTGTCGCATTCACAACTGAGAGAGCAGGTATCAGGTCTATAGAAAAAATATTGATGACAAATGCTGGATTCGGATATACAACAACACCAATTATTACATTCTCTGGTGGAGGTGGAACTGGTGCAGCTGCAACTTGTACTGTTGATACATCTGGTGCACAGGGTGTGGTTAGATTTGTAATGACAGGTGGTGGTATTGGATTTGGAACAGTGCCTGTAGTAACAGTATCGAATCCTGCAGGTGGAACTGCTGCTGATAAAGCAGTTGGTATTGCATCTTTAGGTGTTGATCCTAACTCTGGATTTAATCGTGTAAACTCAATCTTTATTCAGAATGCTGGAAAAGGATATACATTATCACCAACAGTTACAATTGCGAATCCTGAAACTATGAGTGGTATTGGTACCTATCAATTCAATGAAGTAGTACAAGGTATGAGTTCAGGAACTCAGGCAAGAGTGAAGAATTGGGATTCGGATACTGGAGTATTATCAATTTCTAATGTTTCAATTGGAGGAACAATCACAGGATTCTTTGCTGGTGAAGATGTTAAAGGACTTTCTTCAGGTGCTTTATACAGTGTATCTACATTTAACGAGGATAATACCACCGATAAATATAATGAAGGTGACATATTTGAGACAGAAGCAGATTCTCTATTAGATTTCACAGAATCAAATCCATTTGGTAATTACTAATGTTAGGAAATTATTTTTATCACGAAATAATCAGGAAAACAGTTATCGCATTCGGAACACTGTTTAATGATATTCATGTGAGACATCAAGATCAAGCAGGTAATGATATTTCAGATATTAAAGTTCCTGTTGCATATGGTCCTAGACAAAAGTTTCTAGCAAGAATTACACAACAAGCAGAATTAAATAAGGCGACTCAAATTACATTACCAAGAATGTCTTTTGAGATTACAAATATTTCATATGATTCTTCTCGTAAGGCAGGTATTACTCAAACATTTAAGGCAGCGGATAGCACTGATGGTAATTCAATGAAAAAGGTGTTCATGCCTGTGCCATATAATTTAGGATTTGAGTTGAATATTTTGGTTAAATTGCAAGATGATGGATTACAAATTTTAGAGCAGATATTACCATTCTTTCAACCAGCATTCACATTATCAATTGATTTAGTTAAGTCAATAGGTGAAAAAAGAGATATACCAATGGTGTTAAATTCAATTCAACAACAAGATGATTATGAAGGAGATTTTTCAACCAGAAGAGCATTAATATACACATTATCATTTACAGCAAAGACCTTTATGTTTGGTCATATTGCAAAAACTCCAGAAGGACTTATTCGCAAAGTTCAGGTCGATTACTATTCAGATACAAATACAAGAACAGCAAAACGAGAACAGAGATATACTGTTGTACCAAAACCAAAACAGGATTACAACGAAGATAATGTTATAGATACTGATGATACACCATTTATTGAACCAGGTGACGATTTTGGATTTACAGAATCTAGCACTTTCTTTGGTGGTGATGGAAGAGAGTATAACCCTGCTCGAAATCAGGACTTATAATTATGAAAGACTCATACGATTCACTTAATGATACTTTTAATACTGACCCTGTTGAAGTAAATGCAATTACTAAAGAAGATAAAACAAAAAGTAACATACAGAAACTCACTGATGATGTTAGTAAGGATTATGATTATACTCGTGGTAATCTCTACTCTCTAATTGAAAAAGGACAGGAAGCAATTAATGGTATAATGGAACTTGCTGGAGAAAGTGCAAGTCCAAGAGCGTATGAAGTTGCAGGTCAATTAATTAAAAGTGTTGCTGATACAACTGATAAGTTAGCTGATTTGCATAAAAAGATTAAGGAGATAGATGAGGATAAACCAAAGACACAAAATAATGTGACAAACAACGCATTGTTTGTAGG